TGCGTTCATGTTCTGACGCAGACGATCAAAGACGTATGTATGGAGAATCACTCGGTAGTACTTCTTGCCGCCGATAAGCAGCGGTCTCACCTTGTAACAGTTTGCTCCGGTCGGCATCTCAGCCAACTGTTTCATCCTGTCGAGGAAGGTAAGATCCATGACATCGACTGACGTCATTGTTGCCTCAGTTGCCACATCATTAACTATCATGAGATGGTCTGAGTCCGGCTCCGATGGAGTTGTTCCAAACGAAAGACCGGCGATTTTGAAGGCGCTGTTTCCGCAAAGAACGTTGAAGACATAGGCAGACAACTTATCTGCCCACCACTCCTGAAGACCGTTCTTGCCTTCTTCCATCAGATTATACGGAACTCTTTGCTCATCCATCTTGCCGCCAGTATCGACAGCATGATTGAGCTCTTCAACAGTAACGTTGAAGTTCCTGAAACGCATCTTCTCCTCGTTGCCTTCAACGGGGAGCTGACCGACAATACCCTCTCCAACGAACGGAAGGCGAATGGTAAAGTTGATATAATCTCCTTCACCCTTTGCCAGATCCGACCGCATCTCGATAACGCTGTTTGACCCCGTGCTGACCAAGTCGTTAAACTCAGTAGCAGGAAGAAGGATTCGGTAGAGCTCCTTCGCCCATTTCTTTCTGGTCGCAGCGTCGTTTGTTAAGAATACCACATCGTGTGCAGGCATGGTTCACTCCTTTTATGGTAGTAAGTTTTTCAAGTACCTTTGATAAACCTCCTGCGGAACCTTACCAAGCTGGTCTTCGGGAAGATCATCAATCATCTTCGCTGTCCATCCGCCAGCTGCTGGTGCCCCACCAGGAATATCTTGGGTACTTGTCGCAACCTTTGTTGCTGGTTTTCCTTCGGACAGTATGTCCTTAGCAGTCACTTTCGTTCCGTCAGGCGGTGTAGCTGCCTTACCTTCTGACTGCTTTTCCGCTTTCTTAAACTTCGGATGGTAAGTCTTTATCTGGTCGTACATATACCTGTAAGGATTGGGCATCGCCCAGATCTCCGTGTACAGCTGACGGACAACTTCATCAGCCTTGCCACCATTCTTCGTAACATAAGCATCCGCCATCATCTCGACCATATCGTCAAAATTCTCCTGACTTACCACGGTCTGCAGATCCTCATACTTCGGATTGAGTATCATAATTTCTACGATCTCTTCAAGCTTATCCAACCTTGTCTCGTATACTTTACGAGCTTCGAGGTCAGCAGTCTTATCATCCTCAGATATGAGTCCACGTTCTTCGAGCAATTTGTTTGTCTTTGCAAGTGTCTGCTCAGCACTTTCCAGTCGGCGCTTCTGCTCTCGTGCGATTTGTCGCAACTCTGCAAGCTCGACTTCTCGAGGATCTTCAGTGACTTTATCTGCATCCTTCTCAACTGTTTCCTCAGCTTTCTTTTCCTCAGTCACTTTTTCATCGGGCTTGGCATCCTTACCCTCGAGCTCATCGATCATCTTGTCCAGATCAGAAGTCCCTTTCTCCGTTACCGTTGTAGAAGCCTCAGACGAAGCACTGCCCAAACTAACAGTTTCTTCCTTCTGCACTTCTGTTTTCACTACTGTACTCATAAAGCCTCCTTTATTTTTCTTTACTTTCAGATGGACGAGCTACTTTAGCCTTAGCTTTTGCCGTCTGAACTTTGGTTACGTTAGCCATCGCATCAGATTTTCCCCTGGCTTCGAGTTCAGCCCTATAACGAGCATCCTCTCTTTCCATCATCATCTGATGATACTGAGTTACTCTTTGTTTTGCTGAGAAAGGCATATCACTGTACTCAAGGATAAGATCCGGTGGTATAGTTCCTGGATTTGCCTGAGCATATTCGGTAAGCATCTGAGCAATTACCATTCTCATCGTTGTATTTTCAACAGCTTCATCAATTACAAGATCATACTCACCAACAGAAACATCATCAAAGTTTGGAGCTTGAGGATTTTTCTGAGAATTGATTTGCATAAGCATCATTCCCTCTTGACCCTGAATCCTTATCATCTCAGGTGCAGTGACAAATTGCTGAATCAGCTCAAGTAATATCTTCCCGCCCAATATCCTGCTCTTTCTGAAGTTATTAAACAGGATATAAAGCACAG